AGCCGTTCAATGGTGGGAGGAGCGAGCCCGACACCTGGCCATGACTGGCGAAGGCAACGCCACGGCTGTTGTGTTCGGCCTGAAAAACCGCGCGTCCGATGAGTGGCGCGACATGAGCTACAGCAAGCACGGCGGCGAAAACGGCGAGGCGATCAAGCTAGAGGTTTCGTGGGCGTCCAACGGGTAGTCATCCCCTACTGCCCGCGCGAGCCGTTCAAGCCGTTCCACAACAGGCAACAGCGTTTCGGCGCCATCGTCGCGCATCGGCGAGCGGGTAAGACGGTTTCGGCGATTAACGAGCTGATCAAGGCCGCGCTGACCTGCGGCAAGTCCAACCCGCGCTTCGCCTACGTCGCGCCGTACTTTGCCCAGGCCAAGGATGTCGCCTGGTCCTACGTCAAGCACTACACGGGCGTTATCCCCGGCGCGGAGGTAAACGAAAGCGAGCTGCGCGTTGACCTTCCCGGCGGTGGTCGGGTTCGTTTGTACGGTGCTGACAATTACGACCGACTGCGCGGCATCTACCTTGACGGCGTGGTGCTTGACGAGTTCGCGGACATGGACCCGCGAGCGTGGTCTGAGGTCATCCGCCCGGCTCTGTCCGACCGGCAAGGCTGGGCGATCTTCATCGGCACGCCGAAAGGCCAGAACGCGTTTCACGACATCCACCTTCGGGCGGAAAGCGACCCGGAATGGTTCTCGCTGGTCTTGCGGGCTTCGCAGACGGGCTTGATCGCTGACGAGGAGCTTCAGTCCTTGCGCAGCGAGCTTTCAGACGACGAGTACCAGCGCGAGTTTGAGTGCAGCTTTGATGCGGCTGTTGAGGGCGCTTATTACGCCAAGCTTATAAACGCCGCTGCTGATGAGACGCCTAGCCGTATCTGCCGGGTTCCGATTGATCCGGTTCTCCCCGTTCATGCGGCCTTTGACCTTGGCATCGGCGACGCAACGGCGATCTGGCTGGCGCAATTCACGGGCCGGGAAATCAGGCTGGTGGACTACATCGAAAACAACGGTGTGGCGCTCGATTGGTACGGCAAGGCGCTTAAGGATCGCGGCCACACGTACGAGCCGTTGATCCTGCCTCACGACGCCCAGGCGCGCGAGCTGGGGACCGGCAAGAGCCGCGTGGAAATGTTCGAGGCCATGGGGTTCAAAACCCGCGTGCTTCCGGCAACCAGCGTCGAGGACGGTATCGAGACGGTGCGCCGCTACATCCCGCGCATGTGGATTGATGGCGATAAGTGCGCGGCTGGTCTTCAAGCGATCAAGCAATACCGCGCCCGCAAGGATGAAAAGCGCCGCCTCACGCTAGGCCCGCTGCACGACTGGACAAGCCACGCGGCGGACGCGCTCCGCTACCTCTGCCTTGCGTATCAGGAACCGATGATCAAGCGACCGCGCCCGCAATCGCAGGTCGGCTCTTACGGCTGGATGGGCTGATGTCTGACGATATTCTAGACCAGGCCCGCGAGGCGTTCGAACAGGCGCGCGACGCGGAGAACGAGAACCGCGAACTGTGGCTTGACGACGTGAAGTTCGCCCGCCTTGGCGAGCAATGGGACGAGCGCGTTAAGCAGCAGCGCGAGCTTGAACAGCGCCCGATCCTGACGATTAACAAGCTGCCCGCGTTTATTCGGCAGGTCGTTAACGATGCCCGGCAGAACAAGCCCAGCATCAAGGTACACCCGGCGGACAGCGATGCGGATCCGGCTGTGGCGGATATCTACTCCGACCTGATCCGCAACATCGAGTACACGTCTGACGCCGACGTCGCCTATGATACGGCGATGGAGTGCGCGGTAACGGGTGGGTACGGGTTTTTCCGTATCAACACCAAGTACAGCAGCGACGACACGTTCGACCAGGACATCTGCATTGACCGCATCGCCAACCCGCTGGCGGTCTATGGCGATCCCTTTTCCACGGCGGCTGATAGCTCCGACTGGAACAGCGCGTTTATCGTTGACGTCGTCAAGAAGTCGGTTTTCGAGCGCGAGTACAAGGGCGCCGACGCGGTCAACTGGAATGACGAGCCCTACACCAGCCTGCGCGATCCGTGGATTTCTGACGATAGCGTGCTGATCGCCGAATGGTGGAAGCGCGACAAGGTCAAGAAGCAAATCCTGCTGCTGTCCAACGGCGAGATTATCGACGCGAAGGTCTACCAAGAGCGTAAAGCTCTGTTTGACGCTGACGAGGTTGTCGTGGTCGGCTCGCCCCGCGAGATCGAGGGCCACAAGGTCACGCAATACACCATGACCGGGGCGGAGGTGCTGTCCACGGTCGAATGGCCGGGCAAGTACATCCCGATCATTCCCGTCTATGGGGACGAGGTAAATGTGGAGGGCAAGCGGTATTTCCGCTCGCTGATCCGCGACGCCAAAGACGCCCAGCGGATGTACAACTACTGGCGCACGATGGCGACGGAGCTGGTGGCCCTGGCGCCCAAGGCTCCGTTCATCGGGCGTGTCGGGGCGTTTGAGACAGAGCGCGCCAAGTGGGAAACCGCCAACAGCGCGACGCACGCGTTTATCGAGTACGACGGGCCGGAAGCTCCGCAGCGTCAGGGCTTTGCGGGTGTGCCTGCCGGGGCGCTGCAAGAGGCGCTGTCCACGTCCGACGAAATGAAGGCGATCCTTGGCATCTATGACGCCTCGCTGGGCGCCAGGTCTAACGAGACGAGCGGGCGGGCCATTATGGCGCGTCAGCGGGAAGGGGACGTTTCGACGTTCCACTTCGTGGACAACCTGACGCGGGGTATCCGGCACGCGGGCCGGGTCATCATTGACCTGATCCCGCATGTCTATTCGACCGAACGGATTGTTCGGGTGATGGGCGTGAGCGGCCAGCCGCGTAACATCCCGGTCAACCAGCCGACGCAGGCTATTGACGAGAACGGCCAGCCGGTCACGGACGAACAGGGCAATCCGGTTGCGGCGGTCTACGCGCTGGACGCTGGCAAGTATGACCTGATCGTCGCTGCCGGCCCGTCCTACACGTCACGCCGCGAGGAAGCCGCCGAACAGATGACGGCGCTTATTCAGGCGTTCCCGCAAGCCGCTCCGGTGCTGGGCGACCTGATCGCCAAGACGATGGATTGGCCCGAACACGAGGAAGTGGCCAAGCGCCTCGCCGCGCTGAACCCCCAGGCTCAACAGCAAGGCGGCATCCCGCCGGAACTGCAACAGCAAATCCAGCAAGGGCAGGCCATGATCGGCCAGCTACAGGCGGAAAACGAGGCCATGAAGTCGGACCAGTCGCTGAAGGCGGCTGAGCTTCAGGTCAAACAATTCGAGGCCCAGACCAAGCGGTTTGAGGCCGAGACCGACCGCGCAAGGGTCGAACAGGAAATGCGGCTCCCCGCATTGGGCCAAGCCTTCGGGCAGCCCTAGAACTAACCCCAGAGGGACAACATGGAAGACGAGACCAATCTGGAGGCGCAAGCCCCGGAAGTCGAGGACGTGCAGGACGATCTGGACGTTGAGTACGAAGGCGACGCCGACGAGGCAGAGCCGGAAGACGATACCGAAGAGGTTGACCTAGACGGGGTTAAGCATCGCATTCCGAAGGCGCTCAAGGGCGCGTTCCTGATGCAGGCGGACTACACCCGCAAGACGCAAGAGATTGCAGAACAGCGCCGGGAACTGGGCGAAAGGCTGGCCCAGCAAGCCAAGACGTCGGATGAGATTGTTCAAGCCAGAGCCCGCGTGGTCATGGTGGAACAACAGCTTGCGGAATATGAGACCATCGATTGGGATGGCTGGGAACAACGGGTTTCCGCCTTTCGTGCTGCCGGGCAGTACGACCAGGCGCAAGAGGACGCCCTTGCGCTCCAAAGCGCCCTTCGCAAACATCAAGCCTTGAAGGAAGCGCGCGCCGACGCGGGACGATACGTCGAAACGGCGCAACAGGAAGCCGCACTGGCATCGGCACGCGAGAGCGCACGCCAAGCCCAGGAAAGCATGGCTTACCTTGAACAGAACAACATCGCCCTTACCCCTGATCTCGCTGGCAAGCTGATCCAGTTCGGAACGCAGTTTGGGTACAGCCCGCAAGAGCTGAACCAAGTGACTGACGCGCGTTTCATCGTGGCCATGCACCGGCTTATGGAACTGGAAAAGGGCGCGAAGACAAGCCGAGCCGTTCAACAGGGCCTCAAGGCTCAATCGGTCCAACCGGCCCAGAAGGTGCGGGGCGCTAATTCCGCCTCCCCCGGCAAGCTGGATGACCGTGCGAGCGTTGATGCCTGGATGAAGGCTCGCCAAGCCCAAGCCCAGGCCGCCCGCAAGCGCGGCTAACCCCCCATCAGCGTCGAGAGACGCCGACCCTCCCTTAGAAGGAACTTTTCGTCATGAGCAATGCGCTTCTGACGCCGACCGCCGTCACTCGCGAAGCCCTCCGCGTGCTGCACCAGAAGCTGACCTTTATCGGCAGCATCAACCGTCAGTACGATGACAGCTTCGCCAAGTCCGGCGCCAAGATCGGCGATAGCCTGAAAATCCGCCTGCCGAACCAATACACGGTTCGCACGGGCCGCGTTATGGGCGTTCAAGACACGAACGAAACCAGCGTCACGCTGCAAGTCGCCACCCAAAAGGGTGTTGATCTGGCGTTTACGTCGGCTGACCTTACCCTGTCGCTGGACGACTTCTCCAAGCGTATCCTTGAGCCCGCTATGGCGGTTCTCGCGGCTGCGATTGAGAGCGACGCCCTGAACATGCGTAAGGACGTCTACAATCAGGTCGACAACACCGCTGCCGCCATCACCTTCGCGAAGGTGCTGGAAGGCCGCAAGAAGCTGGAAGACAGCCTCACCCCGGCTGGCAACCGCACGGCCCTGCTTAACACCCTCGACAACGCCCGCCTGGTGGACGCCCTCAAGGGCCTTTTCCAAGACGGTCGCGAGGTCGGCAAGCAGTACCGCGAAGGCTACATGGGCTACGCGTCGGGCTTCGACTTCGCCGAAAGCACCCACCTTTCGACGCAAGAGCGCGGCGCGGGCAACGCCAGCTACGCCGTGACCACTACGGTTTCGGCTCAAGGGGCCACTTCGGTTGTCCTGAAGACCGGCACCGGCGCCATTCAGGCGGGCGAGATCATCACCTTCGGGTCGGTGTTCTCTGTTCACCCTGAAACCAAGGTCTCGACCGGCAACCTGCAACAGTTCGTCGTCACGTCGAACTACGCGGGCGGCGCTGGCACCATCAGCGTCTCCCCGGCCATGCAGACGACCGGCGCCACTCAGAACATCTCGGCCTTCCCGCAAGCTGACGCGGTCGTGACCATCTCCGGCACGGCCTCGACCAACTACGGGCAATCGATGATGTATCACAAGGACGCGTTCACCTTCGCGACCGCTGACCTTGTGATGCCCAAGGGCGTCGATTTCGCCGCGCGTGAAGTCTATGACGGCGTGTCTATGCGCGTCGTTCGTCAGTACGACATCAACAACGACCTTCTCCCGTGTCGTCTCGATGTCCTCTACGGCTACAAGACGCTTCGCGCTCAACTGGCGACCCGTATCGCCAACTCCGCTTCGGTCTAAGGAGATCATATCATGGCTGTGAAGCAACTCTCTGACGGCAATCCGGACGGCACTACGCTTGGCCAATCGGCCACCGACCTGATCGCCTTTTATGGCGCCACTCCGCTGGCCCGTCCGGCGGGTGCGGCTCAAGCTGCGGTTACTGATGGTTCGACCGGCACTGCCGCTGCGACCAACGGTATCGCCGCTCTGACTGGCACCTACAACAGCACGATCCTTGCCAACGCTATCGCCACTCTCGCGGCCCAGGGCAACGCCCTGCGCAATGCGCTGGTGTCGCTTGGCGCTATCAAGGGCGCTGCGTGAAACTACTTGTGGCTATCCCCGCCTATGACGGCGGGATTACCGTGGAAACGGCGCGCTCCCTGCTCAATGAGCAGGGGGCTGCGGCCCTCACGGGTGTAGAGTTTGAGGTCGCGTTTCTTCCGCGATGCAGCCTGATCACTCAGGCGCGCGACCAACTGGCGAACCAGTTCATGGCCAGCGACGCGGACAAGATGATTTTCCTCGATAGTGACGTTGCATGGGAGCCGGGCGCGGTGCTGCGACTGGCCAGCCACGACGTTGACTTCGTCGGGGGCGCTTACCGGCTGAAGCAAGACGCGGAAGCCTATCCGGTGACGTGGCTGGCGGGCGAGGAGCTTTACGCGGTCAACGGGCTGCTGGAGGTCGAAACCCTCCCCGGCGGCTTCCTGTGCCTCTCCAAGCGGGTGTTCGAAACCCTGGCCAAGCCGGAACACGTCTATTCGCATTTCGCGTTCACGGGCTTTGCGTTCTTCCATGTGCCCAGAGGGGGCGGGGAGGATACGCGGTTCTGCCTCGATTGGCGGGATGCGGGCGGCAAGGTGTGGCTGGACCCTGAACACCGGCTGACGCACGTCGCGGGGTCGAAGTCCTACACCGGCCATATCGGCGAATGGATCAAAAATGGCTCTAACCACTTACAGTGAGCTAAAGACGTCCATTGCGTCATGGCTGCACCGCACTGACCTGACGTCGGTGATTCCGGATTTCGTGACCCTGGCTGAAAAGGCGTTCGGCACGGGACCGGAGGCGATCAAGTCGCCCCGCATGATGACGCGGCTCGCGATTACCGTTGATGCGGAATATGAGGCGGTCCCGTCCGATATGGTCGGCATCGTGTCTCTGACGCTGACCACGAACACGGACATTTACCCGCTCGACAACGTGACGCCGGAGAGCCTCGCGTTCTTGCGTGCGACGACGGACATTCAGGCGGCGTTCCCGCGCTCGTTTGCGATGGTGGGCGACGATTTCCGCTACTCGCCGGTTCCCGATCAGGCGTACACGGGCGAGCTTGCCTACTATGCCGCGATCCCGGCGCTGAGCGATAGCAACGCGTCCAATTGGGTTCTGGCCAACTATCCCAACGTCTACCTTTACGGCTCGCTGCTACAGGCGGCGCCGTACCTGGTGGACGATGAGCGGGTCGGGCTTTGGCAACAGCTTTATCAGACGGCGCTGGCGGGGCTGATCGCCTCTGAGCGGCGGCGTCAGGGCGTGATGTTCACGCCGCAATTCACCGCAAACGACATCATCCCGACGCGGCGGGGCTACTTCAACATCACGACGGGGCTCTAAATGTCTCACTCTCCTCAAGGGGTGGCGGTTCTTACCGCTGTTCTCACACGCCCTGCCGATACGACGGCCTACACGGCTAACGATCTGGTTGCGCTTCAGACGGCTGTTGTGCCGGTCAACTCGCCTGCCATTGTGAACGCCGTGGCCATGAAGGGCGATGCGTTTCGGCTGGACCGGGTGCGGCTTCGCAAGTCCAGCATTTCGCTGACAAGCGCCAGCTTCCGGGTGCATTTCTTTGACCGGCTCCCGACGTGGACGGTTGGCGACAACGGCGCCGGGGGTGCGATTGGCGCGCTGGCGGTGACGGACATGGCCGGGCACTGTGGGTTCGTTGACGTGACGATGGACCGGGCTTCGGCTACGGCGGGGGCCTATGGCATGGCCAACCCGTCGTCAGGCGCGATCACCATCGCCCCCCAGGCTGACACGACCATCTACATCGCGGTTCAGGCGACGGCGGCTTACACGCCTGCCTCGGCTGAGGTGTTCACGGTTGACGTCGAGGGCATCCGCCCTTGACACCCGCGAGCATCATCCCGGTTTTCGGATCGCAGCGGCCTTACGCCGATCTGAACTTCGCGGGCGGATCATTTGGGCTGGACGGTCGGACGGTGAGCGACCTGACTGCGCTTCCCGGCTTTACGTTCACGCGTGCGTCCCTCGCTATGGGCTACGACGCGACGGGGAAGCTGACGTACGGGCCGAATAATCTAGCGACGTTCTCACAAGCGTTTGACAACGCCGCGTGGGCAAAAACGGGCGCGACGGTTAGCGCCGATAGCACCGCCGCACCGGACGGAACGACTACCGCCGACACGCTGATCGAAGATACCTCGACCGGCGGCCACCTGTTGAACCGCACGATCACGACAGGTTCGGCGGCGCCCATCTGCTACAGCGTTTACATCAAGGCTGGGCCGGGTTCCCGCAAATACCGCTTGGAGTGGTTCGACGGCGGCTCTTACATTTGGCGCGGTACGTTCGACCCGTCCGACAATACGTTTTCGACCATCTCGACGCCGGGCCTTGCTTACGGCTCGGTGAGCGTCGGCAACGGCTGGTATCGGGTCTATATGGTCGCCCAGCCGGCTGTGACCGGAACATCGCAACAGCTTCTCCAATACCTCGTCAGCGGATCGTCCACGTCGTACACCGGCGACGGAACGTCCGGCATCTTCATCTGGGGCGCTCAACTCGAGGCCGTCACCTACCAGACGACCCCCAGCACCTACTACCCGACGACAACGGCGGCATACTACGGCCCGCGCCTCGTCTACGACCCGGTAACGCTGGCCTCTCAGGGCATCCTCGTGGAGGAAGCGCGGACTAATCTGGCGTTGCAGAGCAACACGTTTACCTCTGGTACGTGGCCCACGGCGACCAACGTAACAGTCACGGCAGCGGATGCGGTCAGTGTCGATGGAACTACCAACGCCTCAAAGTTAGCAGACAACACGACGGCGGGCGTCCAGCACCGGATTTACCGCGACTACACGTTTACTTCGGCTGCGGCGCACACGCTCTCGCTGTTCGTAAAGCGCAACGACCATCGCTGGATGCGGCTGTTTTTCTTTGACGGAACCACATCTTTTTGGGCGAACTTCGACATGCTCAACGGCGTTGTCGGCAGCAAGCAAGCATCAACCACGAGCCGCATAACGAACGTCGGTAACAGTGGCTGGTATCGCGTCGAAATGACGGCCACGGTGGCTGCTGCGGCGGGCAATATACAGCTTGTTATGTTGGAGTCTGACGACACTGGCGTTCCGTCGCTGTACACCGGCACCGGCACATCGTTCTGGGTGTACCAAGCCCAACTCGAACTCGGAACCGGAGCATCATCCCCCATCCCAACCACAACAGCGGCGGTAACGCGGGCGGCGGATAATGTGAACTTCACGGGGTTGAGCGCACCCGCGCCTTACTCGGTTGTATCCGAGTTTAACGTCCCCCGAACCGCCTCGGGCGTCGATATCGTCAACTGGGGCACGCTTGCGAACGGCGCTGGCCAATATCTTGCGACGTCTGGGCTGGCGTTTGTGCGCGAAAGCAGCTCGACGACGGCGCTGGTCATAGGCGCGACCGTCACGGCAAACGTAACGCAGAAAATGGCGGCTCGGTATGCCGTCAATGACGTAAACCTTGCCGTGAACGGGACGCTTGCAACGGCGGACACGTCCGTTACACCGCCTACCCTCACCAATATCGCGCTCTCAAACTCAGTGTACGGGTTTGGCGGGATTAACATCAACGGCACCATCTCCCGCATCCGCATTTACAACCGCGCCCTGCCGGATGCCCAACTGCAAAGCCTCACGACATGAGCTGGAATCCTGCGCTGATCGATGGGCCAATAACCGTCTACACCTACGGCGAGCCCGACGCTGATGGCGTCCGCCCTGTCACCGGGACCATTGAAGGCTATCACATCAACGTCGCCCCCTGGCTCGTGACCGAGGAGCTGGCGTTCTACGCCGTGACGCCTGAGAACCCGGTGCGGATCTTCGCGGGCGGCTCAACCGGGTGGCTTAAGTTTCCCGATGAGGCGACGGCGCGGGTGCTGTTGGCCGACTACTGGATCGACGACGCGGCCTAGCCGCTCTCCGCACAACCTGACTGCAAACACTCGCAACCGCGAGGGGATGACCTATGGCTGACAGCACGACCACGAACTATAGCTGGACCAAGCCCGAAGTCGGCGCTTCCAGCGATACCTGGGGCACTAAGATCAACACCGATCTGGACGGTATCGATACAATTGTCTTCGGCAAGGTGGACAAGGCCGGTTCTACCATGACCGGCGTGCTAGTCGGCACAACGCCTGCGGCTGGCGGTGCGGGCTATGCCTCGTTCCGTTACCCGCATGGCGCGGCTCCGACCACGAACATCACCAACGGCGATGCATGGACCACGACGGCGGGGTTTTTCGTTCGCCTGAACGGCACGACGCATCAACTGGCCTCGCTGGCCGGTGGCACGTACACCGGGCCGGTGATCACGGTGGCCTCTGGTACGGGTGCGGCAGGGTTCAACGTCCCGGCTGGCACGGCTCCCACTAGCCCGAACAATGGTGACGTGTGGGTCACGTCGTCGGCTCTGTCGGCGCGGATCGGCGGGGCTAATGCCGCGATCAAGCCGGGGGCCTGTATTGCGGGGATGGGTTATGCCACGGTCTCGGGCGGCATCATTTCTACGCAATGGGTGTCGGGCGTTATCAGCACCATCACGCGAAACAATACGGGCCGCTATTTGGTAACGCGCTCGGCGGCTTCGGCGGCGCTTGACTGGACCGTTAGCGCCACGACGGGCACTAACTCGACGCCGCTAAATGTCGAAACAACGCCAGGCACGCAAACCACGACAACGGCTGAACTGCGGTTTACCAACACCTCCGGCACGTTGACCGATCCTAGCTACTTCACGGTCATTGTTTACGACCGCGTGCTGTAATGCTGGTCAACATTGACTTGCCGCCGGGGCTGATGGCCAACGGCACGGCAAGGCAGGCCAAGAACCGATGGCGGGCCGGGAACCTTATCCGCTGGCCTGATGGCAACAACCTCCAGCCGGTCGGCGGATGGGCGGCAGCGACCGCAAGCACGGTCACGGGCAAGGCTCGCGCCTGCCTGCCGTGGGTGGCCACCAATGGCAACCGATGGCTAGGCGTGGGCACCCATTCGGGCCTGTACGTCATGTCTGCCGATGGCACGATCACGGACATCACGCCAAGCGGATTCACGGCGGGCTCTGCGGATGCAGGTTCCACGACGGGCTATGGCGGCGGGGCCTATGGCGCCGGGACTTACGGCACGCCGCGACCCGATACCGGCACCTATACGCCCGCTTCGGTCTGGTCGCTCGATACCTGGGGTCAATACCTTGTCGGGTGCATGGACGGCGACGGCAAGCTGTACGAATGGCAACTGAACACGGCGTCTGACGCTGCGGCGATCTCCGGCGCTCCGACCGGCTGCACGGGACTGGTGGTCACGGCGGAGCGGTTTATCTTCGCGCTCAAGAACCGGACGGTTCACTGGTGCGACCAAGGGGTCAACACCGACTGGACGGCGGGTGCGACCGATCAGGCCGGGGACCAGGAGCTTGACACGGCGGGGCGGCTTGTCTGCGGCCAGCGGGTCGCGGGGGGAACGCTGCTGTTTAGCAATGTGGACGTCTGGCTGGCCAACTATCAGGGCCTGCCGACCGTCTACGGCTTTACCAAGGTCGGCGATAACTGCGGCATTGTCGCCAAGGGCGCGGCGGTCGGGCTCGATAGCCGCGCGGTGTGGATGGGGCAAGACAACTTCTACATCTACGACGGCGGGGTGTCGCAGCTTCCTTGCGAGGTGGCTGACTACGTGTTTTCCGACCTGTCGGCGGCGGCTATCTCCAAGGTCTCGGCGTGGCACAACACGCAATTCTCTGAGGTCTGGTGGTTCTATCCGTCTGGGGCCTCCACTGAGAATGACCGCTACGTCAAGTGGAGCTACCGGACCAACGCCTGGGACGTAGGGACGCTCTCACGGACCTGCGGCGCGCCTGCCGGTGTGTTTACCTATCCCATCTGTGTTGACGCCTCTGGGGCCATCTACACGCACGAGTTTGGCTGGTCATGGTCGGGGGCGACGCCCTACGCGCGCACGGGGCCGTTTGAGTGGCCGGGCGAGGGTGGCGGCTCGGATCGGCGCTCGCTCATTCGGGGTTTTGTGCCCGATGAGGCGACGGTCGGCGATAGTCAGGTGACGTTCTACGCCAAGCCGTGGCCCAACGGGTCAACAGAGACCTTTGGTCCCTACACCATCTCGACAAGCCCGGTGGACTGCCTGTTTTCGGGCCGGGACATTGAGATGCAGATCAGCTTCGTGACGCCAAGCGATGCACGGGCCGGGGTCTATCAATTCGACGTCAAGCCGATGAGCAAGCGATGAACTTTCCGCAGGCGCCGGGGACGTATGACCGGCAGAACGAGGCGCTGTTCCGGTCTCAACTCGCGCAACAGGACGACGCCAATCACAAGCGCGGGCGGGATATCGAGGTTGGCAAGGGCTGCCGTGTGATCTTCGTCGATACGGTCACGGGCACGCGCTACGCGGTCGCGGTGACGAGCGGCGCGCTGGCATTGACCGCCCTTTGAGAGAGTGGATCGAGGCCGCCCTACGCGATGGCGGCGACCGTTGGACCTATGAAAGCGTCATTGCCCAGATCGAAGCGGGCGAGGCGCATCTGTGGCTGTTTGAGCGGTCGGCGCTGGTGACGCAGTTCATCGACGAGGACGCGGGGCGGACGCTGTTCTTCTGGCTGGCCGGTGGCGATTTGGCGGAGATCCTTTCGCACGAGGACGGGATAACCGCCTGGGGCAAGGCTCAAGGCTGCACGCGCAAGGCATTGGTCGGACGTCGGGGCTGGGAAAAGGCTCTCGGCTGGAAAGTAGTGGGCGTTGCGCTCGCGGAGAATATCGAATGAGCAATCTGTTCAAGTCGAAGACGAAGACGACGTCTACGACGGCCTCGAACCCGCAAACGGCGGCGCTGTTTAACCCTGCGTTCAACAACATGCAGGGGCTGATCAACAGGCCGTTTACCCCGTATGAGGGGCAGCTTTCGGCGCCCATGAACGCGGACCAACAAGCGGCGCGGGGCCTGCTGAACGTCAACGCGGGACAGCGCGCGACCAACGCGGCGGCGCGTGGCGCTTACGGGCTGATGGGGTCTCAGGCCCCGGTGGTCACGCCTGCGGCCACGCAAGCGCAAGGCTACCGGTTCAGGCCGATGCAAGCGGCCAACGCCGGGCAAACCAACAACGTCACGGCGCAAGGCTATCAGCCGATCACGGGGCAGTCGGTGCAGGCCGGGCCTGCTGCTATGGCGATGGGCCAAGGCTACCAGGCCACGCAGATGGGCCAGGCGCCGACCGCGCAAACCGCCCTGATGAACGGCGCGCAAGCTGGCCCTGCGGCCATGTCCAACGCCGCGTCGGCTGGACCGGCAATGCTGGCCAACGCGCAAGGCTATCAGTCGCAAGGCTATCAGTCGCAGGGCTATAATCCGGCAATGACGGGGGCGGCTTCGGCTGGCCCTGCTGCGCTTGGCACGGCTCCGACCGCTGGCAATGCCTACATGATGAACGCCGCGCAGGCTGGCCCGGCGGAAATGGCGCAGGCCGCAAGCGTCAACCGTGGCGCCGTGCGGAACGTTGACGCCGATACTATCGCCTCGGGAATGGGGCTGTATCGAAACCCCTTTGAAGATCAAGTCGTTCAAAACTCGCTGAGCGATCTGAACCTGCAACGTCAGCGGTCGATCAACAACGCCGCTGGCGGCTTTACCCAGGCCGGGGCGTTTGGCGGATCTCGGCAAGGCGTCGCCGATAGCCTGACGAACGAGGCGTTTCTGCGCGAAAGCGGCAACCTGTCGGCTGCGATGCGGGCGCAAGGGTTCAACACGGCGGCGGGCCTGTCGGGTCAAGATGTTGGCAACCGTCTGCAAGCGGGCATGGCGAACCAGGGCGCTGACATGTCCATTGCGGGGCAGAACGCCGGGTTCGCGCAACAGGCCAACCTCGCCAATCAAAACGCTCTGAACAGCCAACGGCAGTTTGATGCGGGCCTTACGCAACAGGCTGGGCTGGCCAATCAGGGCGCCGCCAACAGCCGCGAGGAGTTTAACGCGGGCCTTAGCGGGCAGTTCGGCCTTGCCAATCAAGCGGCGCTCAACAACCAAAACCAATTCAACGCCGGTCTTCTGCAACAGGCTGGGCTGGCTAATCAGGGCGCGGCTAACACGGCGGGGCAGTTCCGCGCGGATGCCGGAAACCGGGCCGCTGAGTTTGGGGCGGGGGCGTTCAATCAGGCGGCGCAGTTCGGAGCCGGGGCGCAGAACACGGCGGGTCTCGCCAATCAATCGGCGATGAACAATCAAGGGCAGTTTAACGCTGGCCTGTTGCAACAATCGGGCCTTGCCAATCAAAACGCTTTGAACAGCCGCGACGAGTTCAACACCGGACTGGCGCAACAGGCTGGCCTCGCCAATCAGGGCGCGATCAACAGCGGAAACCAGTTCAACGCCGGTCTGTTGCAACAGCTTGGCCTCGCCAACATGGACGCCAGCAACCAGGCGGCGCAATTCGGCGCGGGCGCTCAAAACACCGCAAGCCTTGCCAATCAATCCGCCCTGAACGCGCGCGATCAGTTCAACGCCGGGCTTGGTCAGGACATGGCGATGGCCAACCTGTCGGCGGGCAACCGTGCGGCGGAGTTCGGGGCCGGGGCGTTCAATCAAGCGGCTGGCCAGAACGCTGCGGCGGCCAATTCCCGGCAGGAGTTCAACGCCGGGCTGTTGCAGAGCGCCGGGCAGTTCAACGCCGGTCAGATGGCGGACGCGGCCCGGTTCGGGGCGGATGCGCGCAACACGGCGGCCAATGCCAACGCCACGCTTGCACAACAGGCGGCGCTCGCCAACGCAAACAACTTCCTGCAAAACAACTCGCAGAACCTCCAGGCGGCGGGCTTGCTCGGCAACATCGGCCAGCAACAGCAGGGCATGAACCTGAACGCGGTCAACGCGCTGAACGCCTTCGGCTCGCAGGCTCAACAGCTTGATCAGGCCAGCCTTGACCGGCTGTATCAGCAATACCTGTTGCAACAGCAGTACGGCCAGAACCAGATTGCACAGACGCAAGGGCTGCTGGGCACCATTCCGGCGCTGTACGCGGGGGCCTCAACCCAAGGGACGCAGGTCAATTCGCAGGCTCCGGCCCAGATCATTGGGCAGGCGCTGCAAACCGCTGCGATGGTCGCGGCGTCTGACATTCGGGTCAAAACCGACATCCAGCCCATCGGCAAGCGCGGCGAACACAACTGGTATCGCTACCGCTACGTCTGGGATGAGCCCGGCACGGTTCGGGAGGGCGTGATGGCGCAAGAGGTCATGCACACCGGGGCCGTGAGCGTGCATCCGTCCGGTTATCTCACGGTCAATTACGGGGCGCTGTGATGAACTTAAGAAACATCCTGTCGGGCTTCATGCCGCAGCAAAATCAACCGCAGGCCCCCGGCGTTCCGCCGCGTGTGGACCCGTCCGGCGGCAAGCGCGTGCCCAAACGCTCGTGGCAAGACAAGGCGTACATCATCGGCGCTGGATTGCAGGACATGGGCGGGGGTCAGGGGAACCTTGACGCCGCCCGCAAGATGTTTGCCGAGCGCGGCGAGCAAGAGCGCATTGGCCAGATCCGGGACAACCTGCCGCCGGAGCAACAGGCGCTGTTCGACGTTTCGAAGGAGGCGTGGGCGAGAAGCTACGGGATGCCGCAAGAGGCGCCGCAACTGCAATTCATCAATCGCGGCAGGGGCGCCTACGATATCACCGACCCCCGCACGGGTGAGGTGGTGCGGAGCCAAGGGCCGTTTGAGGCCGCGCCAGGGCCGGTAGAGCGGCCCCGCGAGCGCGGGCCTGACGGCATTTACGAACTGCAAGACGACGGCCAGTGGAAGAAGGTCGCTAACTTTGGCGCCGCCCCCAAGGTTTTCGCCCCCCCGCGTGTCAGCGGTGGTCGCGGTGGTAGTGGCGGTAGTGGCGCCAAACTTCCCTCCGGCTTTATTCTGGATGGCAACTGATGGAATTTCGTGAAGGCCAGACGGCCACCAATCCCAAGACGGGGCAAAAGCTCAAGTACGAGGGCGGTTTTTGGGTTGCGGTTCCGGGTACGGGGCCAAACTCCAAAGCCGTTCCGTCTAATGAGTTTGCGCGCGAGCAAGACACGCTTAGGTCTTTGAGCGATCTCCGTGACCGGTCCACCTGGGACAACACCGGGACCATTGGCGGGTTGCTGAGCAATGTTCCGGGGTGGAACGCTTACAATTTTGCCGCTGATGTGGACACGCTGAAAGCGCGAAACGCATTTGGCGAACTTTCCGCTATGCGTCGCGCGTCGCCAACCGGCGGTGCGTTGGGCGGCATTGCGGTGCCCGAGCTTCAAATGCTTCAAGCCACGTCTGGCAACCTCGACCCGGCGCAAGGCGAAAAGCAGTTCGACAACAATCTCGACAGAGTGCGTCAAGCGGTCATCGCGCGGACGCCGGGGCTGACTGAAGACAACCCCTTCGACCTGTCAGGTGGGCAATCGCGCACGACGGTTCCAATCGGCGCCATGTACCGCGACCCGGAAGGCAACATCCGCCGCAACGACAACGGCGACGCGGGTAATCCGATCATTGTTCCGGTGCGGAAGCCGGTAGCGGCTTCGGTCGCTGCCACGGCTCCGCGCAAGCCCGCGCCTGCCAAGGCGGCCGGCCAACGGCGCATGCGTTACAATCCGCAAACCGGGGCCTTTGAATAATGCCGATTGAAATTGAAGGCCCTGACGGTGTTGTCTACGAGTTCCCGGACGGCACACCGCAGGCCACAATTGCCGGGGCCATGCGAAAGCGTTACCCGGCTCCCAAAACGGTTCCGCCGGTCAAGCCTAAAGGCCAAGGCAGCTACGCCTCGCCGTTCGACCTGTCGGGTGGCCAGTCGCGCACGGCCATCCCCAAGGGCTCATACTACCGCGATCCGAAGGGCAACATTCGCCTGAATGAGAATGCGGACGCGGGCAATCCCATTGTCACCGCGCCGCGTAAGACCGGCACGCGAGGCAAGGGTGTGCCGTTTTTGAACGAGGCGGCTGGGCTAGCGGCAAACTTTAACCGCCGGGCGGGCATCGGAGACGAGTTTACCGCCGGGCTGGGGACGGTCGCCGATCTTGTCACCGGCAAGGTAAGGCCGCGCGTCGTGGAAGGAGAGGCCCCTGTGGGGCTTTCGCCGTTGATGCGCGGTGTTGGCGATGCCTTTGCGCGCAATATGGATACTGTGCAGCGCGTTGAAGATGACGCCCGTGAGCGCCGACCGCTTGTCGCGGGAGCCGCCGGTGGACTTGGTACCACTGCAACCATCATGGTCCCAATGGGGGCTATGCCTGCCGCTGCAACGCGGATGGGAGCCGCAGCGCAGGGCGCGCTTGTCGGGGCCGCCCAAGGCTCTGTTATGGGCGCGCTGGATCGCGGCACTATGGCAGAGCGAGGCCAATCGGCCCTTACGGGTGGCCTCGTCGGCGGACTTACCGGCGGCGCGCTTGGCGGCGCATTGGGCGGCAAACGCATCCCCAAGCCGCCCGGGCCCAAGGCTGTTCCAAACGCTGACGATCTTCGCGTTCAAACGCGCGCCGCTTACAAAGCTGCTGATGATGCAGGCGTGACCTATGCCCCCCAAGCCTTGGACGATCTCGCCGACCGTATCACGGCCAAGGTCGGGGAGTTCCGCATTAATCCCGCGCGTCATCCAAAAGCCGCTTCTATGCTTGAGGACATCAACGGCCTACGCGGCGAGCCGATGACGCTGACGCAACTGGATCAGCTTCGCCAAATCGTCCGCCGAGACGTCGCCAACGCCCCGGATGAGGCCGAACGGTTCTTCGGTCAGAAAATGATCGAAGAAATAGACGATTTTATTGCCGGGTCGCCTATGGTCAACGCGGGCTCTGCTGACGATGCCGCGTCGCTTATCAACAACGCGCGCGACCTCAACACCCGGTTCCGCAAGGTGCAAAGCGTCGAAGATGCTACCGGGCGGGCCGTGCGTCGGGCAGGGTCAACGGGCTCTGGTGGCAACGAAGACAACGCCATTCGTCAGAACATCCGCGCGCTTCGTGAAAAGGGCGGCAACTTCTCCCCCGAGGAGATTGCGGCGATGGATGAAATCATCATGGGGACGCCGGGGCAAAACGCCCTGCGGCTGGTCGGCAAGTTGTCACCGCAAGGGTCGGGCCTCATGGCGGCGGGCAATCTCGGCGCCGCTGCGGTGGCCGGTCCTCTGGGCGCTGTTCCCGGCGCGGCGGGCGTGGTGTCCAAATTCGCCGCCGACCGCATCACTCGTCAGAAGGTAGATGATCTCTTGCGGCTGATGGCGCAGGGCGGGGCATCTTCCCAATCAGCGCAGCGCGAACTCGCGGGTCTTGCAGCATCTGATCCCGCCGTAGCCGTTCTAGTTCAACGACTTTCACGGGGAGCAGGTGCTTACGGAGCAACCGCCAACCCTCCGCGCAAAGTTCCCGCACAAAAATGATGGCGAGGGCCACGCCCCAGACCATGAAGAACGCGCCGGGCAGCACTTTGCTGTTGGCCGCCATATAGCTCCCGAGTTCCCAGCGGATGGGCTTCATGGGCCGACCTTACCGCCAAACTCCCCAAACCCCCAACTGTAAACGGTGAAACCGCCGATGCCTGTCTCGGGTGAACTAATCACGATTGGACTGGCTGCGGTCGCGGCTGTCGTCTGGCTGGTCCGATTGGAAGGCCGTGTGAACACCTCCGAAAAAGCCGCCGCTGCGATGGAGCGCGACATCGCGGCGACGAATGCCAGGGCCGAGGCAGAGGCCAAGGCGCACCGTAGCACGGCAGATGCTCTGATCAGGGTCGAGGAACAGCTTAAATACGTTCGCGAATTGCTGGAACGGCACTTCGTCATCGAGGAGCCGTCTCCGCGCCGTCGTCGCCCCGGTGGGTCGGCGTCGTGAGCGGGGCTGACGACACGCCCGCCGAAGTCAGCTTCAAGTGGCGGCGTATATACACGTTCACACTAGGCGGGCTCACCGCTGTTGGCGTCGGCGTTATCATCGCCAAGCTGACTGACGCGGATGCGCTTAAGTGGGTGGCGATAGCCTTGATCGCGCAGAACGTCGTGGTCATGGGCTGTTATATGATGGGCGCCAGCCTTGTAGACTGGGCCAAGCTTGCCGCCGGTTGGCGCGGAAGCCCGACACCGCCCCCGCCGGTTGAACAAGCCACTCCCTAAACGGCAACCCTGAAACCTTCGGCCACTGGCCCAAGGGCCGGGCTGATCTTCCGACAGGTGATTGATGGCCGACCCCAATCTCAAACAGTGGGCGACGGAACGGCAATCCGAGATTATCGACGCGGTTATTCAGCACGGGTCTAACCGCAAGGCCGCTGTTGCGATGGGCGTTCACCCGTCGTGCATTGACCAGGCGATGGGGGCGGTAAGGGCCAAGGCCGCGCGAGCGGGCTACGCGCCGGGGCACTTTTCCGCAGGCGTCGCGCCGGGCTACGCGATGGGGAAGGTTACGATTCAGCGCAGCGCCGCCGGGGTCGAGCGGGTCTGGGAACGGCAGCATCCCAACGCGGCGGACGTAGCCGACCACCTCGCCGCAATGCGTGAGGTGTTCCGCGAGGACTTGCCGATCCATGAGCCGATTGCGGCTCCGACCCGCTGCCTTGACGACCTTATCACCATCTATCCCATAGGCGACCCTCACGCGGGCCTGTACGCATGGGAGGAGGAGACCGGCGCGGCTTTCGACCTGGTGGAGTTTGAGCGGCTTCAGTGCGCGGCCATTGACCGGCTTGTCGCCTCTACCCCGCCCTCGCGCCTCGCCATCCTGAACGACAAGGGCGACAGCACCCACGCCGACAACAGCAAAAACCGCACGCCGCGATCTGGTCATGAGCTGGACGTTCACGGGCGCCACGCGCAGGTTACGCGGGTCGCCTTGCGGGTCCGCCGCTACCAGATGACGCGGCTGCTGGAAAAGCATGAGCGGGTGATCTTCCGGGGCGACACCGGCAACCACGACAGCGAAACCGCGCTCCATCTAAACCTGATGATGGAGATGGCATACGAGGCCGAGCCCCGCGCTGAGATCATCACTAGCCCGAACCCGTATTGGTACTATGCCTTTGGGCGGAACCTGATCGGCACCTGTCACGGCGACGGCGCCAAGGGCAAAGACCTTCCCCTGCTGATGGCGACGGATGTTCCCGCGCTATGGGGGCAAACAGACTTCCGCCTCTGGATCGTCGGTCACGTCCACCACAAGGACGTCAAGGAATATAACGGTTGCGTGGTCGAGTACGTCCGCACGCTGGCGGCGTCTGACGCTCACCACCACGGCGCGGGCTACAGGTCAAAGCGCGACGTTCAAGCGATCACCCTGCACAAAGAGGACGGCGAAGTGGAGCGTCACACTTGCTCGCTAAGGCGTATTCGTCGGCTGGAGGCTGCGTAATGCTCCCGCCAATCACTCCCGAGGAAATGGCGCAACCCGGCTGGGAAACCCGCCGCAATGCCGCCTGGTACGCCAAGCGCGCCGAATGGGTTCAGGCGATGGTCGATGCAGGCTTCCGGGTGAAGCTGAAGCGTCTGGGCAAGGGCAAGCATCCCGCCCCCGCGTCGCTGCCGGTCGATCCTGAACCGGGCTGATGTGGCCGCTCGTTCACGTCGCTGAGGGCGTCCTTATCGGGGTGGGTGTCGCATGGCTCTGCTGGCGTTCGCGGTCGGCTTCGCGCTGGGCGTCGGCTCTGTTCTCGCGTGCGGCGTCGTTCTGGCGCGGTGGGCGATGAGGCGGGCGGTTGATCCGCGAAGGAAGTAGGCGGCGACCCGTCCGAACGCCCCCGAACAAAGCCGCCGCCTTAAGCATGTGGCGCTTCAGCCCGCGCCGGATTTCCACCGGCCTAAAGCGCATGGTGACGCCCGCGAACAAAGCCGCCCGCGAACCCGCGCCACAGCCCCTTTTTATACCTCACCATCAAAGGACAAGCAATGACCAAGCTGGGCAACGGCGCGGCGTTCTTCGCCTCCGTCAAGGCCGCAAACCTACTCGGCTCGTCTCTTGACCAATCTGAGGTCGATGGCGTCAACGCGATCCTGGCGGCGTGCGGCGCGGCGGGATGGGGCCCCAAGTGGACCGCCTACGCGCTGGCCACGGCAGACCGGGAAACCGGCGGGACGATGCAGCCGATCAAGGAATGGGGCGGGCCGTCCTATTTCACGCGCATGTATGACGTCAGTGGACGCGATCCGGCTCGCGCTCGCAAGATGGGCAACACGATTCCCGGCGACGGCGTGCGCTACTGCGGTCGGGGCTACGTCCAGCTGACGTGGAAGGCCAATTACGCGAAGGCGGGCGACGCGCTCGGCTACCCGCTAGTCGGCAACCCTGACCTTGCCATGCGCTCCGACATTGCCGCCGCGATCATGGTGCGGGGCATGGCCGAAGGCTGGTTCACTGGACGATCCCTGCGCCACTACATTACCGCCGAGAAAACCGACTTCGTGAACGCCCGGCGGATCATTAATGGTCGGGATCATGCCGAGGAGATCGCTGCGGAGGCGGGGCACTACCTCGCGGCGCTGACGGCGGGGGGCTGGGGATGAACGCCCGCGCGATCATCGCCGCCCTTGCTACCCTCGCGCTGGCCCTGCTGCTGGCCGTCGGCTGGTTTCAGCAGCGAGCGGCCAAGGATGCCAAGGCCCGCGCCGTCGTCGCCGAACAGGGCCAAGCCCTCGCCGAACAGACCACGGGCATAATCGAACGGACGGTTCGCACGGAAGTTGTCGTCAGGCAGGAAGCAGAAAGGCAAGTCGATGTTGTCCAGTCAGCACCGGGGGCGGATGCGCGCCTTGATCCCGCCTTTACTGATGCTCTGCGCGGGTCTATTGGCGTCATGCGCGGGCACGCCCCGGCCCCTGACGATCAACGTCCCGCCGATCCTGCGGGAAGCCTGCCCTAGGGCCGACGTCGGCCCTTTGGAGACCGTTGGCGATCTCGGGGCGCTGGCCCTACGCCAAGAGGCCGCGTTGACCGTGTGCGATGGCCGTAGAGCCGCAGCCGTGGCTATCGTGGATGCTCACCGGCAGACGGTTGATCCCCGGCCATGGTGGAAGCTGTGGAAGTGACGGCCTTAAGGGCTGCGGCCTTTTACACAGACCCCCGCAACCCTTTACGGATCGACGGCAGATGGCCCGATCTTTTACACCCGGTGCATTGATTTTTCGGGGCTGTTTGCCCGATTACAAAACCGCTGCTCTACCATCTGAGCTAAGCCGGCAATCGCTTGCGCTGTAAGGGTTTTCCGCGCTCGCTGCTAGATCGTTGACCGGGCATTTTTACAGGCCCCGTCCGATCTTTTACAAACCCGTCCCCGATCTGTTCCTCTCTAGCCGTTTCAGCATGCCCGCTGCAACAGCGTCGGCGGTGACATAGCTTGCCAGCGCGGCGGTGCGCTGTTGATCCCATCCCAAGATCATCGCCACGTCCGCGACCGGCAACCCCTCGCGTATAAAGTTCGTCGCCGCTGTTCCGCGTAGGTCGTGGAACCGCAGGCCGGTGATGCCCTTGGCGGTCTTCTCTCGCTGAATTGCAGTCTTTAGCCCGCCCAGCGTCCAAGGCTTGCCGGTGGCGCTGACGAGGACGGTTCCGACGTCGCGGCGTCCAATCTTGTTCAACAGCGCACGCAGCTTCCGGGTCAGGGGAATGACGGCGGATCGCTTCCCCCCGCTTTTGGACGTGCGTAACCGGATGCCGTCGTTCCCGACCTGGGGCCATGTGATCTTGACCAGATCGCCCCCGCGAAGGCCGGTCAGGATTGCGAACAGGATCGCGGTGCGGAACGGCGCCGGGGCTCCCTTCAACAGCTTGACCAAATCCGCTTTCGTCCAGATCGCATCCGCCCGGTTGACGCTGTAGAGGCGGGGCCACTCTTTCAGCGGGTTCGCTTCGATCAGATCGCACTCGACCGCCCATGACAGGACGCGGGCTAGGGCTTCCATGCGGGCGTCAGCGGTGCGCGGCGTCGATGCGTAGCGGTCTCGCCAGTCCAGAAGCGCGCGGCGGGCGCCTTTGGCTTTGAGCGCGTCCAGCTCCATTTCGCCCAGGTCGATGCGAACCACGTCCAGCGCAAGGCGGATATCCCGCTGCGTCCGCGCGGCGAGCTTGGCCAGATGGGGCGGCGGCTTGCCGTCCTCGCCGGTCAGGTATTGGGTGATCAGGCCCGACAGGAAGGCGTCAGCGCGAGCCGGGCGCACGGCCTCCTGATAGGCTGCGGTCGCGGCTGATAGCTGGCGGGCTATCTCGCGGGCTAGGGCGGTCTCCCCAGCGGCCACGGCTTTAAGGATGCGCGGCCCGCCCCGCCATGCATACCAATACTCGGCCAGCTTGCCGCCGGTCGCCCTGGCTCGAACCCTATGAACGCCGGGGAGCATGTCGCGCGGTCGCAAGGAAGCGGGCAAGGGCGGCATCCGCAGGGCTGGGGTTTTCGTTGGCCGGTGACTGAACGCGAACGCCCCGCTGCTCGTCAAGCCATGCGTCGAGCGCGACCCGATCCCAACGCGCCCGCCCGTCAATCAGGACGCGGCCAGCGGCCAGCCGGCGCACCGCAGCGAGCGGGAGCGACAGGTAGGCAGCGGCGGACGCCAGATCGAGCAGGCGAGGGCTCATCCTCATGCGAACAACTCCCCCTGCTGGCCTCTCTCGGCCTCTGTGGCGCGGTGTTCGGCGTCGGCAGCCCATGCGTCCAGAACATCGGCAAACGCCCGCTGGTGAGCGTATTCAGACGCCCGGCGAACCTCCGCCTCTCGACGATGGACAGCGGCTGTAAAGCGGGCCGTTTCTGACGGGCTAAAGGCCATAAATGTTCCAGCCTCGCTTCTTCGCGACGACCTCGACCAGCCGGGCCAACCTTTCAGCCGTGCAGTCGGTCCACGATTTGTTGCCCAGATGGCTCACCCAGCCGAGTAGCTGGAGCGGCGTAGTGATGCGGCTCATTTCGACTTCGTAGTCGTACCCGCCCCACTCGATGACGAGCCACTTGTCGTTGTCCTCAAAGCGAAACCCTCGCTTGGTCTGAGTGGGTTCCACGGTGTCGAAGTTTTCGCGGATGAAACGCGACTTGCTAGCCATTAAGCTGCCTCTGTCTGGTTGAGGGTGACGCCTTCACGGGCGGCGAAGGCGTGGAGGAGTTCGAGGAGATCCGACATCTCGGGGATGGTCAGGCGCGAGGAGCGGAACCCCAGCGGAAACACGCCGTCGCCGTCCAGGGTCGGGATAAACCGCGTCTCATGGCCAAGGGCGTGCATCAGCATCGCCTTGTAGGTGTCGGGGCTCATCTTGACGCCGTGGTGGAACGGGCGCTGGCGGGCGAGGTCAGTCAGGCTTACCCACATTTTTTTGTTCTGATCGTCCGTTCGAAGGCGCTCGCGAAACTCGACCTGCGTTCCCTCCGGGGCGTTCATGCACCAGTTGGCGGCGGTCTGCCGGTTGGCCTTGGTGTTTAGGATGACGAGGGGGCGGCTCATTTGACGCGCACCGCAAGCGAGGTTCCGCCGTTGGAAAGCGTCAGGCCCGGCACGTCTTCACCGGCTAGCATCGCGTCCTTAATCGCGGCCTTATCGGCTTCGCAGGTCCAGCGGCGGAACTTCTCGGGGAGCGTTTCAGGGTCAAGGTCCGCCGGGTAGATGACGGACGGCGAGCCCTGCCGCATGGAAAGCGTCGCCTCGGGCCTCTCAATCTTCGTCAGGCCGGTTTCGTCCATGAACCGGGCGAGGGCGCCGCGAGCGGATTTAACCGCCTCCTCGAACCGTTTACGCCGGGCGGCGTAGTCGCCTTCCAGCGCCTTAAGGCTTTGCGCGGTAGCCTGCCGTTCGTTCATCCAGCGGAGGAGGCGGCTAACTGCCTCCATCGCGTCGGTTTCGCCTTCCAGCGTGTCGAGGATCAGATCCTCATCATCGGCAAACCCGCCCTCGCGCAAAGCGTCGGCGAGGCCCTTGGCGGTCACGGTGTGGCGGTCGAGGTACGGCGCCGCGCTCATGCCGCCACCGCCCCGGCCGGGATGCCGTCCAGCGCGAGGAACAGCCGCTCATAAAGCGCGGTCAATTCGACCAGGCGCTCGGGGTCGGCGGCGTCCAGATCGGCACACAGGCCCGCCGCGCGGTCGAAGGTGCGGCGCAAGTCGTCTTGCGTCTTGGCGGCTTCCAGCGTCGCGGCGAGGCGGTTGGCGCGCTCGGTCAACGTCGGCTGCGAGGCAGGCTTGGCGGTCGCGGGCGGGGCCTGACGCGGCCCGCTAGCTGCGGCGCCGTCATCATCTTCCGGCGCCGCCCCGGTCATGGCGAGGAGCGAGTAGCGCCGCGCATATGTCACGGCAGACCCGACGCCCTGCGGGTCGCTCTTGGACGGGCGAAGGTGCAGCGTTCCAGTGACGGTCGCGCCGCTCTCGTGCATCAGCACCGTGGTGACGCCAACCAGCTCGCCGTCATAGGACGGGAACTGCATCACGCCGATCCCCGCCTTGTTCAGCGCGGGAACCACGGCTTCCACGACTTCGGACAGGTCGGCGTACTTGCTCTTAAACGCCGGGTTCGTGGCGGCTTTCTTGACGGCTTCGGTGGCCATCTGGGCGGCAACGAAAGCCTTTGCGAAGGGGGCGCGCTCGCCTTCCCATGTGACGGTCATTTGCACGGTGTTTTCCTTGTTGATTGTGGGTGTCATGCCGTCACCTCGCGCTGCGGCCAGACCTTCCGCGCCCGACCGTCTGGCCCGACACGCTGGACGATGACTTGAGCCGGGTACGTCGGATGATCGAGGCGGGCCCGATGCCATTCGGCGCGGGCCTTGGCGCGGGCGAACACGTCCACCGCCTCGATAACGTGGCCGGTGTTTGGGATGACGATGCGGTAAGCGGCCATCTGTCAGGCTCCAATCGTGGCGCGATAGGTGTTCACCCGGCGGACGGACCACGACAGCGGCGGCTCTCCCTGCGGCATCCCGCATCGGGTCGCGGCGTCGCGCATGGCCTCATAGGCTTTGCGCCCGTACGTCTGGCGGTAGCGGTCCACGGCGTCGGCTAGGGCGTCATGATCAAAAATCGAGCCGGTGAGGGGTCGGGAGGACACGACGGGGGGGCGTGCCGTGTCCTCCCTGCTCGCGCGTTCTTGCTGGGAAGCGCGCGGGGTTCTGTTGATGGGGGACCAATCGAGAACGGTCATTGAACGATCATCCAGATAAGCGCCGCCCAAACGATCAGGACGACGGTAAGGTAGTTGGCGGCGAAGCGGCTGGGGCGGGTCATTGCGCCGCCCCCATGCTCGTCACGTACAGCCCGACAAGCGCGGCCCATGACACACAGGCCAGCGCGAGGATGAGGAGGGCGCGGGTGCGAATGCTCATCGACCGCTCGCCATTTCCCAGCGGGACTCCGCTGCCTGTTCGGCGTAATCGGTGTCGGCTTCGGCGAGGGCGTCGAGAGCCTCGGCGCGGAGGTGATCGAGGATCAGGCGCGACAGCTCGGCGGAAACCGGAACCATGCGCGACGTGCGGTGACGACGGCCAATCGCGGCGGTCGGGTCATAGATGACGAGGCCGATCTCAGTGATCTCCGGCTCATCGCCTTCCATCGCCTCGACGAATACGTCCACTTCGAAACTGATCGTTGCGGTCTGCATGGGTGTCTCCCGGTGTTGGGGACAATGTACGGACAGCGTACACGAGCGGTCAAGGGAAAATGTTTCTCTGACGTACATTTTCCGTCAGCACCCAGCTAGGGCTGGGGATTTTCCGTATTAGTCGCGGGTGCCGGTCTTACGGATCGCTTCTATGAACGCAACGGTTTGATTTCGTTCGACCGGCGTAAGATCGTCCAGAATTGACCACCTGGGCGAAGCCGGATCGCGCATCAACAGGCTTGCTGGCTCCGTGCCGTACTCCTCCGCAAGCCGTTCTAGAAGCAGCTGGTTATATGGCAACTTGCCGCGCTCGATACGGCTTAAGGTCGCGTGCGTAGTGTGCAGCCGCTCTGCGACCTGTTCAAGCGTCAGGCCTTTGTGCTTTCGCCATTGGCGCAGGTAGTGCGGAGTTTTGGCCATTTAATCAGCGTGGCCAACCAAGGCCCGGCGGTCCATTCGCTTCGGCGTACAATTCCGCTTGACGCTAAATGTACCGTCAGCGTACATCGGGACTATGACCATTCTTTCCCAATGGATGAACGCGAGCGGCTACACCGATGGTGCGGTTAGCGCGCGTGTCGGCGTAAGCCGCGTGCAGGTTCTCCGACTTCGCAAGGGTGTTAATCGCCCGTCGCCTGAAACGGCGGTCAAGCTGGAAGCCCTGACTGGCATCCCGGCGGCGCGCTTCATCTTTGGCGAGGCCGCCTAGATGGCCAATCCTGAACATGAGCAGCGGGCCTCCAAACCCGCGCCTCGGCGCTACAGGTCAGAGGCTAACCCGCTTCGGCTGGTCCTCCCTAATCAAGACACCCCGGAGGCGACTAGCACTCGCCTAGCCGGTGAACTTCCTCCCCTGGAAGGCCAAGAACTCCCCTCGCCGCAGTCGAGCGCGGCGGGGGGCCTTTTGGGGGCTGATCTGGTCGCACTGGCCAACCGCCGTGAGCATGACGCCTTGGTCGCCGATGCCCTGCGCCTTCGCCGTGTTCAGGTCGGTAATCCCGCTGCCCGCCGCAAGCTGGCCGTGGCTGTTCGCCGGATGCTGGAACTGGAGCGCCGGGCATGACGGGGCGCGTTGAGACCATAGGCGACTGCACGCTGTATCTGGGCGACTGCCGGGACATTCTCCCTACGTTGGGCACGGTGGGCGCGGTGGTGACTGATCCTCCGTATGGGATCGCGGCGACGTGGAAGGGCGGCTTTAGCGGTAAGCACGGCTGGGGCAAGGCAAAGGGCGAGGCCGAGCTTCGCAACGAGTGGGACGAAGGCGCCCCTAGCGCCGAACTGTTCGATCTCCTGCGGCAAATCAGCAGCGAGCAAATCATATGGGGCGGAAACTATTTCCCGCTTCCGCCGTCGCGCTGCTGGCTCGTTTGGAACAAGCCTGAACGCAACTTTTCGCTGGCCGAGGCCGAGCTTGCTTGGACGAACCGGGACAACGTCGTCCGGGTCATCGATAGCCCGCGCTCTGAATCGGGCCGCCTACACCCCACACAGAAGCCCGTCGCGGTCATGATGTGGTCTGTTGAGAAGACCAGCGGCGATGTTCTCGACCCCTTTATGGGCTCCGGCACCACTGGCGTTGCCTGCGTCAACCTCGGCCGCTCTTTCATCGGCATAGAGCGCGAGCCCTCATACTTCGACATCGCCTGCCGCCGCATCGAAGAAGCCTACCGCCAACCCCGCCTGTTCGCCGAGCCTGTCGCAAAGCCTGTTCAAACCGCCTTCGACCTGGAGGGCGCGCAATGACGGCCCGCAGCGTCCCTGAATGGATCGGCGCCACGCCCGACACCGCTATTCCGCCCCGCGTCCGGCTTCGCGTGTTTGAGGCTCACGGCGGCGTTTGCCATATCTCAGGCCGCAAAATCCGAGCCGGTGAGAAGTGGGAAGCCGATCACGTCATCGCCCTGATTAACGGCGGCGAGAACCGGGAAGCGAACCTGGCCCCGGCCCTGTCGGACAAGCACAAGGCCAAGACCGCCGCCGACGTTCGCCAGAAGGCCGACGTCGCCCGCAAGCGTCAGAAGCATCTCGGCATCAAGACCGACAGCGGGCGGAAGATCCAATCGCGCGGCTTCGACAAGACCCGGCGCAAGAAACTCAACGGAACTGTCGAGGTGCGGTCATGAGCCTGTCTATGCGAGCGATTCTCCGCAAGCCGGAGAACACCGCCTATCTGGTTGAACACTACCCGACCGCGACGCCTGAACAGATCGCCGACATGACGCGGCGCTGGAAGGTCACGGGCGACGCCATCCGACAATACGCGGCGGTGATTGGCATCAGGCGCGACCGAGAGGCGGCGCGAACTGCTTACGCCGAGGGCGCAAGGGCTGCGGCTGAAAACGCCGTCCCGTGGGCGCCACCAGCCCCGGATCGGGATGACGAGTACGTCGCCGCCTGCATCGCTGAAGGCGGGTTCCCCGTCGTGGTGTGGATCAACGGCCAGCCGCGCACGGTCTATCGGTCGGAGTGGGCGGCATGATCGACGACAATTTCACCTACACTTTCGGGGCGGGCTGGCAACCGGCGCCAGTCAAGCGGATGGCCGACATTGCCGCAGAGGTCGCGCAGGCCAACGGCCTGACCCTGGTCGAACTGAAAAGCCGCAACCGCGCACAGCGTATCGCTCACCCGCGCCAAGAGGCGATGGCCAAGATCCATCAAACTGGTCGCTACACGCTGACGCAGATCGCCCGGTATTTCGGCCTGGATCACACGACGGTCCTCTATGGCGTCCGCCAATACGAAGCCCGCGCCGCTGGCGTGAAGATCGTTCGGCAGGTGGCCGCATGAAGATCGTCGGGAACGCCATCGCTGACGCCGTGCTGGCCGCGAACACCGACGAGGACCGCCGCAACGTGGCCTGTGCCTACGTCGCCTATGGGCTCGGCGTTTTGGCAGCAATCGACGGCGGCAAGGCCGCGGCTGAGGTCGCTTACAGGCTCGCTGACGCGCTGGTCGCGAGGCGCAACGAAATTGAACCCCATGACCAGTGAAACCATGACTGACATCATCATCGACCCCGAATTCCGCAAGTATATCCCGGCCCTGTCGGTCGAGGAGTTGGCGCAGCTAGAGGCCAACCTTGTCGAGGACGGTTGCCGCGATCCGTTGACCCTTTGGGGCCGGGTCATCATCGACGGTCACAACCGGTTCGACATCTGCACGCGCCTGGGCATCCCGTTTCAGACGGTCCAGAAGCAGTTTCCGACCCGCGAGGCCGCGCTTGACTGGATGGACTGCCACCAGCTTGGCCGCCGCAACCTGACGCCCGACGCTCGCAAGCTGCTGTTGGGGCGCCGGTATAACCGTCTGAAGGCGGACCCAGCGGCCAATCTGGTCCAGAACGCCCCGAGTGGTCAAAATGACCACTCGGGCGAGAAGACCGCCGACACCCTCGCAAAAGAGCATGGCGTATCCGAAGCCACGGTGCGCCGCGCGGCCAAGTTTGCGCAGGAAATCGAGGCCGATCCCGAGCTTCAAGCGGCCATCGAAGCGGGCAAGCCGGTTGCCGCCGTAAAGCGCGAGCGGGCGACGCAGGAGGCCCCGACAGCTTCCACGACGCCGCCCGAACCCGTGGACCCCGTTCGTCGCCAGATCGCCAAGATGAACACCGAGGCCATGATCGACGAGATCATCGGACTGCGCGCCGACCTGGCGGACCAAAAGGCTAGGGCGGCTCGCTACAAGGCCGAGCGCGACGACATGGCCGCCAAGCTGGCCGAGGCTCTGGTCGGCGACCAGGGCAAGACGATCGGCAATCTGCAAGGCCAACTCCGCGCCGCCAAGTTCGCGCGCGACGAGGCGATGGCCGCGACCAAGCGCATGGAAAACAAACTCAAGAAAGCCGAGGCGCGGACCAAGGAACTGGAAAACATGGAGGTCAGCTTCTGATGTCCATCCTGTCCCGCATCGAAGCCAACGGCGGCGCCGTCATTCGCGACGAATGGCGGTTTAGCCTCCGTCGCGGACGACTGACGAGCGAAGCCCTGACTTGGCTGCGGGCGCGCTGGAATGAAGCCTGCCTCGAAGCATGGCCCCTGTTCGACACCTTCGAAGAGCGAGCCGCCATCATGGAATACGACGGCGGCATGTCTCGCGATGAGGCCGAGCGCGCCGCTTATGCGGAGGTCGCCGGATGCTGACCCTGACCGACACCAAGCAGATTGTTTTGCGCGATTATCAGGCCAACGCCATCGACGCGTTGCGCCAGAAAATCCGGGGCGGAAGCCGCCGGTTGATCCTTTGCGCCGGAACCGGGGCGGGTAAGACGCTCACCTCGGCGAGCCTGCTGCGCGAGGCCGACCGCAAGGGCAGCTTCGCCCTGTTCATCGTGGATCGCGTGGCCCTGGTCGAACAGACGAGCGAGGTCTTCAGCGAATACGGAATCCGCCACGGGGTCATTCAGGGCATTCACCGCCGCTGGTCGCCGCGTGAGAACATTCAGGTTTGTTCTGCCCAAACGCTTGCCCGGCGTGGCTTGCTTCGCGACCCCGACCTGATCGTCGTGGACGAGGCCCATTGCCAGTACAAGGCCACGCTCGACCTGATGGCCCGCTTCCCGAACGCGGTGAAGATCGGCCTGACTGCGACCCCGTTCACCAAGGGCATGGGGCAGCATTGGGACGATATGGTCAACGTCATCCCGACGCGCCGCCTGATCGACGACGGCTATCTGATTGAGCCGAAGATCTACGTCGCCAAGAGCCCCGGCGATGAGGAGTTCGGGCGCAACAGCTTCGGCGAGTTTAGCGACGAAAGCGCCGCGTCAGCCGGGATCAAGATCGTCGGCGATGTCGTCCAGGAGTGGATCGGTAAGACGCACGAACACTTCGGAGGCCCGGCCAAGACCATCGTGTTTAGCCCGACCGTTGAGCATGGCCGCGAGCTTTGCGCCGCCTTTAATGCCGCTGGGTACAACTTTCAACAGATCAGCTACCTCGACCGCGACGACGACGAGCGGATGGCCAAGATCGGCGAGTTCCGCAGGCCCGACAGCATCATCCACGGCCTGGTTTCCTGCGGCGTGTTGACCAAGGGCTTTGACGTTCCCGACGTCCTGATCGGCATCTCCTGCAAGCCCTACCGCAAGAGCCTGTCCAGCCATATGCAGGAGATTGGGCGCGTGATGCGGCCCATCCCCGGCGAGGACAAGCGCGCCTTGTGGCTGGATCACTCCGGCAATATCGAACGCTTCGCCGTGGATATGTATGACGTCTGGGAGAACGGCGCCGGGGAACTGGACAAGGCCGAGAAGCGCGACAGCATCGCCCGCGAGCGCAACGCGAAAGAGCGCGAAAAGGTCGTTTGTCCCGAGTGTTCGGGCGCCCTTCGCGGCAACACCTGCATGTCCTGCGGATGGGAGCGCCCGGCGCGGTCCAACATTCACGCGGTCGAGGGCGAGCTTCGGGAGTTCGATCCCCGTGGGCTGGGCATGACGCCGCGAGCCGGGCTGCGCGCTGAGTGCCTTAAAGACCCTCGGGGCGTCTACAGCGCCTGCGTCTACTACGCGATAGCCAACAGCCGCGAAGGCGACTGCGACAAGGCCCGCAAGAGGGCGTTTGCAATGTGGTGCGGCATCTATCCGGGCGAGCGGGCTAAACCCGGCTGGTTCGGGATGCGAACAGGCGCCCCGAGCGCGGACGCTCTGGCGCTGGTCGAGCGCGAGGTCGCCCGGTTCCGCAAGACAAGTCGGATGCGGAGGGCTGCATGAGTTTTGCCAGCCTCACCGACGCTTTGCGCGAAGCCTGCGGGGCCGTGGGCATTGATCCGCCCAAGCGCCGCCTTGTGCCCGGCCAGTGGGTTCGCACCGACACCAAGGGCCGCAACGGCAAGGATGACGCCGCCGTCCTGATCTTTGACGACGAGCGCGGCGGCATGGTCTGGAACCACCAAACCGGCGTCAGTCAGCGTTTCACCATGAACGGGGCGGGCGGGCATCGCGTGGACCCCGAGGCCGAGCGCCGCCGCAAGCAGCGGGACGCCGAGAACCACGCTCAACAGCAGATGGTCGAGCGGATCTGCGCTGACCTTGTCCGCCACTGTGAGCAGGACAAGCACCCGTACCTTGAACGCAAGGGGTTTCCCGAACAGATCGGCCTGATCTGCGAAGACCCGACGCGTCATTTTCCCGCCGGTCGCTTCGGCGAGGCGCTAGCGAACGCGCTTCCGGGCAAAGGGCCGCTTTTGGTTATCCCTGGTCGCGTCGGCCAGAAGATCACCACCGTTCAATTCATCACCCCGGACGGGGCGAAGAAGAACATCCTGCGCGGCCACATGACCGGCGCGTCCTACAGGATCGCCACAGGGGCGCAGACGTGGGTCTGTGAGGGCATCGCCACCGCGTTGAGCGTCAGGGCCGCCCTGCGGCTTCTGGGGGCCTCCGCGACGGTCCTGAGCGCCTTCAGCGCCTCGAATGTTGAGAAGGTCGCCGCCGCTATCCCCGGCGCCCTGATCGCCGCCGACCACGACGGCCCGAATGAGCATCTGGAAGGCAAGGGCGCGGGTGAGTTTTACGCCCGCCGCTCGGGTCGCAAGTGGACCCAGCCTCCGGCGCTCGGCGACTTCAACGACATGCATACGACCGAGGGCCTGCGGGCCGTAGCCCTGCACTTACGGGAGGCGCTGGGATGAACCAAAGACCCCGCGCTTTCAAGTTACGCGGGGCCGGTCTGACGGACGGATTCAAGACAGTGGCGTCAGACACAGGAAGCCTACCACGGGGCGGAACCCCAGGCGAAGCGCAGTCCGAAAGAGAGAAGCGCGGTTCCCGGCACAGTGACGTTGGTGTCGAAAGTAGCTCTCAACGATCCGGGGAAGTCACTCCCACGGCTCGGCCCAAGGCGGCGGCTCGGCTCGGCCAGCAAGATCGCGAGGGTATGGGACCGGCTCTGGCGCTGAAAAGCGTCGGGGCTGGTCGTCCTATGCCCGGACAACAACTCTCTCAACCAGCAACCACAAGAGCAGAACAGTGAAGGTTAGCACTATGAGGACAGACAGACTGGAAAACCGACACACGCCCCGCATAGCCGAGCGGCTCGACCAGCTCATCATCGACCAGGGCGACTTGGACCTGACCCGAGCGTGGTTTCGGTCCATCGACAGCGAGAAGCTGACGCTCGCCCTGTACCCGGTCTTTGCCGAGGTGATGGCGCAAGAGGGGTTCGTCCACCCGGCGCCCTGGCTGAAGGATCAGGGACAGTGAGCAGAGACCAACACCGCGCCCGCTGCGCTTCTGACAAGAACCCTGACTGGCCGCTTTGGTATGTCGAGTTTCACGGCCTGAACGTCCTGAAGACGGGGCGCATGTACGGCGGAAAGCTTGACACCCGAGAGTTTTGCGAAGCCGAGGCAGAGCGCCTTAATCTGGAGACGGGCCAATGACCTGGAGGCTCCTCTACGTCCGCAGCGGTCGGGAATACGCTGTTCTAGCCGAGCTGGTAGCCCGCAAGCTGGACGGCTACGTCCCGACCGAAACCGTGTGGAAAGGCCCCGCCCATCGCAGGGCTCCCCATAAGCGGCCCTTCCTGCCCAGCGGCTACGTCTTCGCCAATCTGGACGAGCCCGCCTTTGCCATTGCCCGCCAGTTACCCGACGTGACCGGCGCCCTTCGCATCCTCTGCGCTACAGGCGAGGAGACTTACGCAATGGATCGGCACATAGGCGACATGATCGGCGTGTTTATCGAGTCCATCCGGGTCAGGGAGCGGGAAGGCGAGTTTGACCACACCCGGCGCAAGGGCGAGGGGCTATCCGTTGGCCAGCGGGTCAAGGTCACGGTCGGCGCATGGATGGGCCACCTTGCTACGATCAAGGCGCTCAAGGGCAAGCACGCCGTGGGTATCCAGGTTGACGGGTTTGCGGCTCCGGTGGACATTGACGCGGCAAAGCTGGAGGCGGCGTGATGACCGGAAAGTACGGTCAAGGCCGCAGCGGAATGTATGCCTACAGCGGCAACGCTTACGCGGCGATGGCCAATGGAGCCCGCCCGTACCGATTTCCCGGCGCGCAAGTCGTGACGCGAGAGGAGTTCATGCGCCGCGCGGTCTCCTGCTGGAATGCCGCCATCGCTCGCGGTTTTGTCTGCTGCTAGTACACCACCCCTTGCGTCTTCCGCAAATCATGGCACTATATCTTTGGGCTGGGCGTCATATGCCAACAGCCGGAGGCGGCAGGGCAAGCGCCCATAGTCAGAAATGCTCGGGTAGCGCCGGGCCGTCCAGCCTGAACCTGTGAGGTTTGGCAAGCCGTCAATGTGCCCAAAGACATTCGCGCCGACGCGCAACCACATCGCCGCGACCGGTTTACCGCTCGCCCCCTCCGGGTTCCGGCTTGGAGGTCTCCCATCGCCCCCGGCGCGGCCTCCCTTACAGGCAAGCCCTAAACACTGACCGCTGACCGGCGGGCGACCCCTTACCCCATCTGTGTTCTGCGCTGCGGCAACGGCCAGATTGGGAAACCTGTCAGCAACCGAAAGGACTGACCAATGCCCGGCGGGCGTCCAACTCTTTACGATCCGGCATACTGCGAAGAGGCCAGAACCTTCCTGAAGGATGGCTATTCAACCGCCGCCCTGGCTGGAAAGCTTGGCGTAGCGGTCTCGACCGTCAGTTTGTGGATCGATACGCATCCCGAGTTTTCGGAAGCCGTAAAGGTCGGACGGGCTGGAGCCGTTCAATGGTGGGAGGAGCGAGCCCGACACCTGGCCATGACTGGCGAAGGCAACGCCACGGCTGTTGTGTTCGGCCTGAAAAACCGCGCGTCCGATGAGTGGCGCGACATGAGCTACAGCAAG